CAGCATATTTAATTGATGGATCTGTATGCTGGTCTGTATGAGACTTTAGTTCAACCCCTGGCTGCATTCTTTGCAGAGTTCCAAAACCAGCAAGTTCTAAAGTATTATCATGCAGGGATATTAATCTTCCTAGTCTTACCTGAAGAGTTCTGCTTATTTCTTTATCTGTGATGTCTAAGTTTTTATCTTCCCATCCCTGGGTTATTTCAAATTTACCTTCAGCAACTAGGTTATCAACATCATCTCTTCCAAACTTTTCCATACAGAATCTAGCAAGATTCTTTGTATACTCGATTGACCAGTCTTCATTAGGCGTTGTCTTGATTATGTCTAGCAACGTATCTAACTCATTGTCTTTTAAAAAGTCGTTAATAAATAAAACGCCATCGTGAAATACTTCGGTGTTATATCCTGCATCATCAAACTCTTTTTTTAAAAAGACTTCCATTTATAGGTCCTCCACCTTATACTTATTTCCATTAGCGTCTAACTTCCAACCTTCTTTTAAAAGTTCTTGCCATTCGGCTCTTTCTATTTCTTGCTTCGCTCTAGTCTCTTTCATTTCTGCAGCCCAAGCATCTCTTAGTTCTTGCGGATAATCTGACTCTTCTCTGTCATCCCAGAATGATCCAATAGTATATCTCACTCCACTTGTAATAAGCGAGACTTCATGCATATTGTTAAATCCGCCGTCGAATACTGCAAGCATTCCAACCTTTGGCTGAATCTCAATATTCTGATCTGGGAACCTTAATAGTCCGCCTTCAAAGTTATCATTTAGATAAAGAAATCCTGCATACCTACTTCTTGTAAATGCTCCAGAGTTTCCTTTCTCGTCAGTATTATCTGAATGAATTCTTGCATATGCTCCAGGCTCCCACTTTTGTGTGTGGTAACCAATCTTAGAAATTATTTTTGGATCTAAATCATGCACTGAGGCAATTGCTTCTGGCATCTTGCCTTCAATATCTGAAAAGATTGTTGGATCTAATCCAGCATCCAGGACTTCCTGATCATTATCCTGTGGAAGAACAGAGGAATATGACTCATAGAATGATATAGGCATCCAAGAGATTTTTCCGTTGTTTGCCTGAGCATCTAACGCCTCTATCATTTTTTGACAAGTTTCTTCGTCAATAAAGTTTTCATAAACTACAATATCTTTTGTAATTCTTTTCTTGTTTTCTAGGTTCATTTTATTCTCTTTTCTTTATCAGCATTCATTTTATTAGGATGTGCGTCTCTAAATTTTTGCATAATGTCTGGTTGCATTTCTTTCCAAACATCCTTTCCAAACTCAGCCTCTTTTTCAAACCACTCATCATCACCAATTTCATACTTCATCCAATACATTCTGGAGATATATTTCTTTTCTCCCTTTGCTGGCATGACTCCATGAAGATACACTTGTCCTTCTTTTGTCAAGATATCTGGGTGACCAGAAGGGAATATTAAATAGTCTCCTGCTTCTGGCTTATACATATAGGCCTCACCATCAACAATAAAGTCAATCTCTCCACCAGTATAATCATCGTTAAAGTATGTTAAAGCAGTAATTCCAAACTTATACCCTGGGCTAACAATCGGTTCTCTAATAAAATCAGAGTGGTAGGCCATCGCTAGAGGATCTTCTATGTCTGTCTTGTATCTTGCTATTGCTGGACCATTTGTTGTCCAAAGATTAAAAGATTCGCCTTCACGGTTTACCAATACTTTATCTTTATCAAAATCGACATTATTTTTAAGGATATAGTCCTGGGTTGCTAAATGAAAGTTTTCAAATACTTCTAGTATTGCAAGTTTTTGTGCTTCTTCTTTTTCTGTTCTTGTTTCTATCTTTCTCATATCTTCAATGCTCATTGTGTGTGGGTAGTTTTTAAACAGTGGATTCATATACTCACCAAAGTGTGACCACTTTGTCCAAGGACTAAAAATAGCATCTTCGCTTTCGTCTTTTAATATCTCAAGTGTCTTAGTGATATCTTTAAAAAGATTCTTGTATACAAATATCTTTGGATAAAGTTCAATATGCTCTAGGAGTTTTTCTGTCATGGCTTTCTGTCTCCTGTGTGCTCTGTTATCTCCCAGAAGAATGGACATGTGTATCTAATACCACTCTTAATCTCTGTTACTCCGTGAACATAATTCATATCCCCTGGGAAAAAATATGCTGCTCCCTTTTTAGGTTTAAACTGTACACCCTGTAGTGGGAAATATAACTCTCCACCCTCATAGTCTTCATTTAAATAAAAGAGACTTGAAAGATCGTAGTTTGGAAAATCATTTGGAAGTCCAGCATCTGGACCTTCGTGTAGTTCTTTGTCTGCGTGAGGGTTCTGAAACTGTCCTGGGAGCCATCTAACGATAGTTGTTCCAGTGGGGGTAACCTTTACCTTATAAAACTCTTCAACTATCGGCTTAAGCCTTTGAAACAGTCCTGCAATTACTGGAGCAATTGTTGGATCGTTTTTATCTAGAGTTGGGCTAGTTGCTACCCTGTCTTTCCAATATTCAGAATCATAAACCACTGTTCCATTTTCGTTAACGTGGCTCTGAGTTACATCCCAGATTGTCAAAGACTTGGCAGCCTTTTCCAAAAACTCTATCTCTTCTTGAGTCATAAAGTTTTCTAACTCAACAATCATATCCTTGCCATTGCCAAACCACCCAGAAGGTGTTAGTGACGGCTTTCTAATTACAACGGAAGCATCCATTTTGTCCATAATTGAATTATATCATAAGGTTTTGCCCCTATAATTCCCTCTCTATCTCTAGTTGTTTTAGGAATCTATCTGCACTAAATCTCCAGTTGTCTTTTGCAAATGAAGTAACAATCTTAATACAAAGGTCTTCATAATCTTCTTTATTTAACTTATCTTTAATCTTGTGTAGGGCATCAACAGTATCTATATAGTTTTGCCTAACAAAAGATGGATCTCCAGCATGATTTCTCTTTAAAACCTTTGTATTGATTTTTCCAGATGGTTCATACATAGAAACGGTAAGATATTCTTTTGCAAACCCAGCATCTTTATACATCTCATACCCCTCTAAAGCCTGGTCTAGATTATCAAAAGATATGATTGACCTTACAGGAGATTCTCCATCTCTTGAAACAGTTATCATATAGTGGCTAGTCTTACCATCTTTAGAGTTTTTAATATAGTCTTCAACTATATCAAAATGTATATGTCTTAGTTCATCCATTATCTACCCTGACTTGTTTGATCTTCTACGCTAAGTTTTAGTGTTTTAACTTCATGAGACCCTAAAGACTCTTGTTTTTCATTAACAGCATTCCTATACCAGTCTGTCCATTCTCCAGTAGAGTTTAAGACCTGGGCTGCTGCGCCATAAGATATATTTGCCTCAACTCTTTTTCTATCCTCATCTTTATAGTCGACCATTGTAATTACTGTATTATTTAACTCCGTCAAAGATATTGGAATTATAGTTGCAACTGGAGTTCCAGCCTTAATAATAACCCTTTTGTTTGCAGACTTTGCTTTAATTGCTAATGGTAAAGGGTTGTCATAAAAAGAAGTGCTGATCATTGAAGACATAGTCTCAAACTCATCGCTAAAATAGTTTACTGGATTTATTGTTAGTATGCTAAGATTTTCTTTAGTTCTAAATATTAATCCTGTGTCTAAACTTACTGATGACTGACCTCTTCCAGAGTATGCTCTTTCTGGATTAAATATTGTAACTCTGTCTTGAGTTTGATCATTAATACCATCCCAAATAAACTCAATATCTTCTGTGCAAGAAAGGCTATACCCAACGACATTTGCCTGTGTTACTGGGAAGCATCTATATGCATGATTTTCAGATGTCTCATCCATCCAATCTCTTTTAATAGACATTGGATTAATTTCAAATATGCAGCCTGGAGCCTTTTCTACTAAAATGTTATACACTAGTCTTTATCCGCAACGTACATTTCTGGAGTGTGAAACTTTTTATTGTAGTCAAGCATAGTAACAATAGAATACTTTGTTCCTGAATGTACTGGCATTGCACGATGAGGATACATAAATGTTGATGGGAATATAAATAAATCTCCAGCCTCTGGTTTAACAGTTAGGCCCTGCAATCTAAAGTTTAATTCTCCACCATCATAGTCGTCATTAACATATGCAACAAGCGACACTGTACAGTTGTATGAAAATCCATGATCGTGGTGCTCTTGAAAGTGCTGCCCTGGTCCATACTTAATAAAGTTAAATGCTTCCCAATACTTTAGTTCATGGATATTGTGTATCTTGCAATAGTCCTCAACTGCTGGGGCTTGTGCGTCATATACGTCTTGCCAGAGTTCCTGAAGTTTTAAACTTGTGGGGCTCTTATCATACTCAATGTCTGTTTTCTTAAACTTAAAATCATTACAGTCTCTATAGTCTGGCATCAATTGCTTGTATCCCACATATGCGGGTAGCCAAGCATATCCTGTTGTGTCTCCTACAGGTTTAAGATTAGACTCTAACCTATTAATAACATCAATCTCTTTTTTAATTACTCCCTTGTAGCAAAAAATTCCATTGCCAAGGTCTTGTCTATCTGTCCATGTTTGCATTATAGTTTTCCTATCTATATTCTCTTCTTGACCAAACTTTATTCTTGTACACTCCGCCATCTGGCTGACGGAAAAATTGCATGTTCTTAACCATTTTATCATAGATTTTAGACTGGTCTAATATCTCAACTTCATGTTCCCAATTTTCTCTTCTAAAAGGAAGCACCTGTAGATATGGCGTTCCAGCAGGAATAGTTCCTTCCCAACCTTCTGCTATAAAAAATGGGAAACTTCCAAGAAGGTGAACCTTATCAGAGTCAACAACTCCTGTTGTATTCAAGAAAGGAAGGTCAAACCTGTTCATTGGTGTCATAAATAATGCACTGTATCCTTCTGGCAATTCTAGACCCCAATCTGCAGACCAGGCAAAGTGATACTTATAGTATCCTCTTGGATGCTCAAACTGTGGCATTGGTGGTCTCTGAGTACAAAAGTCTTGATATTTTGTATCTTCTACCTTAACGTTAATAATCCCCTGAGCATTTTTAAAAAAGGTAAGATCGCATGGGGTTTTAAACACATACCCAGTTGAAAAAGCATCCATTATTGCAGGGCATGCTTTCCATGTAGGAATTTTCCCATAGTCGTCTGTTGTTCCTTCTTTTGGGAAAGGACAAACTTCTTTTGGTGCCTTATAATATTCGTTGTTTATTGGATTTTTTGCAAATCTATCTGCATCTTTATACCATTCTGGAATAGTTGTTTGTGTTGGTGCAGGAAGAGACTTACTATCTTTATTTAGCCATGGCCTAAAAGACCTAAAAATTATCTTGTTGAATTTTTCAAGATCCATTAGTGGCTCAGATCATTTATGTCTGTCATGATG